CCTCTTCATCATCCTTGAGAAGACGATCTATAAAATTAATCGCGGCCTGCAACCCGGCATACGTGCCCACTGCCTTGCCATATTCGAACGTTGCATCCTTCCCTTCTAGCTGCCGCTTCATCGCGTCGTGTGCGACACGAGCCTTGGCAAGCTCCAATTCGTCAATGATGCGTTCAATCATGCATTTTGTTTCCCTTTACTAATCATGGCGGGCGTTGCTTTCGGGTCGCCCTTGACACCCTTCGACTTGTCGATCATTCCCTTTTTGGAACTGCCGTTGACCATCTTCTGGCCATCAAGCTTCATTCCCATCGCCAGCATCTTGTGCTGCTTCATGTAATCGTCTGCCATAAATCACCCCTTACGGATTAATACCCGTGCCTGTTGATACACCCACTTTCTCGCCCGTGATCGCTTCCATCGCGGCAATTTGCTTCGCCGTATCGTTGTCTTCACGGTTCGTAACCAATTTAACTTCAAGCTCCGCCGATTGACGCTTATCAAGGCGATCTTGCTTGATCGTTTCTCGACTCAAGCTGTCTTGCTGACGCTGCTGAGTCTGAACCTCTTCACGCTGTAGCTTGGCCTGCGCCAATTGCAACTCAGCCTGCTTGACCTGAATGTTGGCCTGATCAGCCTGAGCCTTACGCTGCGTTTCGGCCATCTGAGCGGCCATGCGCGGATCTTGCGGCGCGTTCATACCCTGCAACTGCTGCATGACGCCCATTGCCTGCTGCACGATTTGCGGAATCGCACCAAACGCCTGCGCAGTATCGGGCACCACACGCTGAGAAGCCGCAGCCAAAAGCTGGTCAAAGCTCTTCTTTACCTCAGGAGACTTGACCTTCTGGAACTCAGAGATGTCCTGACCCGCTGCCTTCGAGGCGACTTCAAACACATGGGTCGCATACCACAGCGCAATGTGCTCCTTGATGTGATTCAAGATCGACGGCACAAAGGTCGGAGCCATCAACATCGACGAACCCAAAATCGGGCTAGTCAGATAGTCCAAGTGGGCCTGCAAGTGCGCCAAGTGATCTTGCTCGGGGAACGCGCTAACAGGACGACCGAGCGTTGCCGCTACGTTTTCGTTGATAGCGTTGAGTTCCTTCGGCTCCGGTGCCGGGATCAACAGTTCCTTCGGGTTCGGAATCCGAAGCTGCTTGAGAATGCGCTCTTCGACCTTGCGGACGTTGTAAACCTGCGGCAGGGCCATCGCACGCTGAGATAGCGCCTGAACCTGAGCAAACCGCTGGGCTTCCGAGAAAATGTTCGGGTCCGAAACCGGCACCACATCCATCGGGCCTTCAAAGTCAGAACGCTTAACGAGGAGCTGCCCCGTCTCGTCCTTGACCTCATCGTTCTCCAAGTACATCGCATTGAGCCGATGCAGAACTTTGAGTGTGCGCCCCATGGCATCGTGCAAGCGAGCGTGAATGGCGTTAAATACCACCATGCCCTGCTCAATACGAGCTAACTGCGTGCCGACCGGCATGTTGCCTTGGTTGTCAGCAATATCTTCAAGCGTCGTGCGAACAACGCCCTTACCCGCATCAACCAAGAACCCTAGGAGCTGAAACAGAACCGGTGAGGGCTGGTTGAACGGCAACGGCATCGCAATCTTGCGGATGTCATCGCTAAACGCACCGCCTTCGATCTCTTTGACTTCGGTCGGATCAATGCGCTCGGACTGACCGCCTTCGCGACCACCCTTGAGCTTGAGCATTCCGGGGAAGTTGGCAATGTGCGCCGAGTCCAAAAGCGCCCTCAGGGCACCCGTCGCCGCAGCCGAGATACCGCCAATCATCTGCGGGATACCAATCGGATACGCACCACGCCACGGCACAAACGGGAATTCGATAATCCACTGCATCTCTTGCAGCGTGTCGTCGCTCTCTTCCCAGTTGCGGTAGATGGAGAGAACCTTACCGGTCACCTTGTCGATGGAGAAAATATACGGCGCTAAACCGTACTCTTCTTCCAGATCCGCAATCGCGTAGACCTCAAAGATCGTGCGCAGACCATCAGTGTCATACGCATTGTCATCGCGACCTTCGATCTTGTTGTTGGCCTTCTCGGACTTCGAGATGTCCGGGTCCATCGTGGTCGGAGCCAGATCCACATCGCGGTACATGCCTGATCGAACCCGCTGCCGGTACTCAATTTCGGTCACGTACTGAACGTGTGTCTTACGCTCAGAGCTATAAAAGTTCGTTGCCGCATAGGGCAAGTAGATGTCGTCAATACCCACAAACAGCGGGACAGGCCGACGCTTGTTCGGGTCCCACGAGAGCTTCAAGTACTGAGCGCCACCGAGTGGAACCTGCGTCAAGAGCTGCTCTAGTTCTGCCCGGAACTCCGGCATCTGCTGGGTCATCTGCCAGTTCAGATACCGCGTCTTGCGCTGGGCCTTGGCTACCTTGTCAGCAGTCTCATCCCCAATGATGTAGTCCTTGGCGGGACCTTCGGCTGGGAAAATCTCCTTAATAGCGCGGGCAGAGAAGTCCACACATACTTCAGTGAGCATGGGGTGCACAACGCGACTTGCGCCCTGAAATTGAGCGCCGCCCGGTGCATCATCGCCAAGTCCGGTTCGCCGGATGCCCTCTTCATACTGCTCATCGCGCTTCTTGCGAGCTTCCTTGTCCTTCGAGATCAGGCCCAAGAAGTCCTGAGCCACCTCGTCCATGTCGCCTTCGGGAAGAGTCTCGGCAAGGTTCGAGTAAAACTCGCTCTCCGATACCGCTTCTTCCTCTTCACCAAAGCGAACAATCGCCCCACCGTCCTCGGTGTCCTCAACGTCCGAAATCTCTTCGGGAAGTTCGAACATCTCACCCAATTCTTCTTGGGCTTCTCCTAGTTCGTTTTCGTTCTCGTCAAGATCTTCAGACGCCATACGGATTTCCTCTTGGGCGCTCGTTCACAATCAGCCTCGGCTGCAACGGCTTAGGCTTACTCACGCTTATCATATCCTTATCGGCCAGAAAACGTAAACCTTGGGTGCAAGCGTCCATCAAGTCGTCATGCCGGATGCTGCCTTCGCCCGAAAACGAGCACAGTTGATACAAAAGCGGCTCCGCCCAGCTACGAACTTGACCTTTTCGCTTCTCAGACTCCACAAACCACACCATTGAACCCGCAAATAGGTGCGAAACCATGTGAAGTCGGGTCAATTTGCTTGCTTTACCCGGATTGTAAGCGTGAGCGACGATGCCTTCGCGAGTTAGCATCTGCCGGAGTGAGATTCCGCTGCCTTTGTCTTCAATCACGATGGTATCTGGCTTGCGTCCGGTGCCATAAGCGCGATTCGGACCAATCATCGGGCGAATCATCGGCTTTTGCTCTTCGCCGCCGTAGAAAACCTCGCGCTCTTTCTGGATTCGCTTGATCAAATCGGGCATTCCGAGCCGATCTTCCCAGCAGTCGAGCAAAATAATGTTGGGTTTCTCGTCTTGGTAGAAGAGTCCGAGCACCACACACGCAGACGGGTCGGCATCGGAGGTCTTCTTGTCCCTCGTTTGCTCCGTGAAGGCCGTATCTAAGCTCATCACGATGTGTTCAATCACCGGCAGAGGCTTATTCGCAGGCCAGAGGTTGATCCAAGTGCGCTTGATGATGCCTTGCTCTTCGGGATTGAGCACTTCGGCGTGGATTTCCTGCCGTCCAAGCGTTGTTCCTTCAAACTTCAATAGCTGCTGCTGGAAAGTCGGAGCCAAATTGGCAATGTTTTCGTAAGTACTAGCTCTTGTTACGTGAACATCAGCTCCATCGCGCTCAATTAAGTCACGAATCAGCGCCTTAGGTTTAGGCGTCGTCGTGGCTACGATTCGTGGGTGCTTTCCTAGGCGAAGTGCGAACATGATCATGTCCCACGCTTCTTGGTCGTACTGCCATGCGGCTAACTCATCACACCACGCGCCGTGCCATTGTCCACCACGGAGCCGGTCGGGCGTCTCTGCGCTGATGCCTTTGATGAGCGAGCCGTTCTTGAGAATGATTTCCGAGAGCGAGCGGTTGTATTCCGCGACAATTGCAGTGGGCATCACACTCATTAGCCCGGAATCGCCCTCGAAACACGTATCACGGATGTCAGCAGAAGTCGGTGCGCAGACCAACCAGCGCGTTTCTTTCTGCTGATACGCATTCCACCAAGTCCACTCCGCTGCCGTTCGGGTCTTCCCGGCTCCGCGACCCGCAAGCAAGAGCCACACAGTCCAATCACCCTTCGGTGGGACTTGATGCTTGTGTCTCTTGGACGACCAGCGTGCGTGCCAAGTTAGCCCCTCTAGGTCCTCAGTGGACAGAGAGGCTAACTTTTCTTCTAGCGTGGCCGGTTTTTTGGCCGGTTCGGCCATAGATCAGCGTTTCTTGGCAGTCTTCGCAGACTCTTTAAACGCTTTGGCCGTGGGAGCGCCGGGGGACCCTACCTTGCGCATTTTTTCGCCGCTGCCTGCTTTGATGCGCTCGCGCTTGGCATTGATGTTCGCGTACAAACCTTGCTTAGCCATTGTCAACACTCCAGATTTCAGTTTGACGTTGTAACTTCGGCCACTCGACCGTCGTTGTAAAAGACTTATCCAAAACCAGTATGTGGTTCGTGGGCTGCGCCGTAAAGCGCCCGTTGTCGAGCTTTACGAAATAGAACTCCTTGCTCTGCTCCGGCTCCGCGCTAAACCCATCTAGCATTGGGATCGCCGTGAACAAGTAGTTACCCTCGTGCTCTTGGCGTGAGCGTAGCCGGGTGCGCATACGGGTCCCTTCGAGAAACGGATACTCCAGAGTGCTGAATTGAATGCCGTAGCAATCCCATGTCTGTGCGTCGGCGGGGTCCCAAGGGGACCCAGTGATTTTGTGCGCTAGTCGGTGCAGCGGAACATTGCGGTAGACGGCTCCGCATTCGAGCATCACATGACATCCCCAAGTCCTGCCGGGGTGGGATACCAGACCAAACCACGCTACCCGTAGCCAGTCGGGGTTCCCGAAGGTATGGGGCTGCACGTAGCAGTATGTGTGCCTAGGTATGGGACCCGCGCCGGTATGTAACATTTGCGCATCGTAACACAAGCCGGTAGGGGACCCTAGGGGTGGGGTGGGGTGCGGAGGTGAAATGCGCAGATGGGACCCACCACC